TGACTTTTATCAAACTTTTTCCAGTATTCAGATTTCTTATTGTATTTTCTTTTAGCCATTTATCGAGAATTACACCTATATATTATAATAAGTAAAAAAAGTTACTTTTAAAGTTACTTTTAACTTTTATTTAATAAACATTGGCGTAAAATCTAAATACTTAGGAGTTAGGTCTACATGCATAAATTCATAATATAGCGAAACCATCCAATTACCAAGAACTAATGCAGAGTAGGAGTCTTTTCTAGTTTTTTCTGGGCCTGTTTGTCTTTTCAAATTATCAGGCAAGTCAAATGTTTGAGTTCCTTGGGGTGAAGTTTTGATTTGGATTAAGGCGCACTCAGATTTTGTTAAATTCATTAGATCATATTGATGCTCAATAAGATCGATCATTTTAGACTGGGGTGACTGATTCTTTTCCTCGGTCTTTAAAAACTTTAATTTAGTGATAGGCAATTTCTTCCTACGCTGAATGGCATAATCTTCGTCAATCGCTCTTGAAGCAAACCATATTTTTTTGTGATCGAAGTTAGCCTGCAATGATTCATTAGCTCTACGAATCCAATCAGAGCTAGGTTTTCTCAAGAAACAAATTCGTCTATCTTGCTGATTGTATTGCTGCTTAACGCCTTTGAGTACATTTTGGTAGTCATTTAAATCATCAAAATTAATATCTATCTGTTTGAAATTAATATTATCTTTTTTAAACATAGAGCTTTCGTTTACTGCATTAATAAATTGCACACCTCCCATATAGTCAGCTACAATACTAACAATATTAAATTTTTCTATAAGATATTTAAAATAAAACATATGATCTTGTAAGCGAGCCCCAGACATTGCATAACTATGGACTACAATTGCATTTCGCTTTTCATCATTTAATTTAAGTACATGCATTGCAAAGTCATCAGAACTTTCGCTCTCTGCCCAGCTGGGGTCTATAGCTAAAATATATTTAGCATCAGGTTCGCCCGCTATTTCCACACACTGCCCTTCTCCATCCTTTATTGTGCATTCCGCCATTCTGGAAGTCTTGAAGTAACCGCTACTGTCATCTGTAAATATAGCGTTAAACTCTCTATCAAACTGAGATTGGCTCATTGTAGCTTTAGATTGATTAATCAAATTTACATCATACAATTGCTTAGGAGCACAATCATAACTAAAGTGCATAATAGATCTTCTAGCATTAGAACCATCTTTATGATCAACATGATTTAATATCAAGCCTTCGAAATTAGAATATAATTTATATAAATACTCAAATTTATAACTAGCAGATGATAACATTATTAATTTATTGTTAGGCCATCTATACCTTTGCTCCTCTGTCATTTCTCCTTTTTTGATTAAGCTTGTTTCTAGATTATATAATTCTTCTCTTTGCGTAGGATTTTCGACGACAGACAAGAACGGAACAATAACCTCATTATATACTCTTTCGGGCATTAACAACATCTCGTCAATAATAATTCTATGAAACCTGAAACCACGAAGCTTAGAACCATCACCTAAAGGCAGAGCTCTAATCCTACTCCTCCCTATCTCCATCAACCATTCATCGTTGCTTTTACTTTTTTTTGTTATACATCCTGCGAGCATTTTTGCTTGAGGCTTGTTAGCAATATCTTCAATTTTTTTAAATATTTGTTTAGACTGCCTAAATGAAGCTGCAAGAATTCCTATTTCTACACCCTGATTAAGTATGGCGTCCAGAAAGGCATAAATTCCCGTAGTGAAAGATTTGGACATACCTCGACTCCAAATGCCCAGGAAATAGTCAGTTTCGAACATTCCTTTAATCGCCATATGTTGGAATGGAAATAAATCTACGCCTGATAATAGGCTAGTCGTAAAAGTTATATTTTCTCGCAAGAACTGATATAGTAATATTTTAGCCTCCTCTTCTTCTATAAAACCTTTATCGAGGAGGAGCTTATTGATATCCTCTTTAAATGGATTCTGTGGTTGATTTCCTGTTTCCCAGCTCATTTTTGTTTATCTAAGTAGTATTGTATGTCAGTGTTCCATAATTTATCGCCTAAAACTAAAAGCTTTGGGATAACTTCTATGGATTTCTCACGATCACCAGTAAAGATGAATTGACAGCATCCTGCATATTCATGAGATAAAACTCTCATATTATGCCATATATAATCTAAATTAGATCGATGCTTAGAGAAGTTATTTCTTTTTTTTATTTTTTCTATATTGCTTTCAGTAACCACATATAAATAGCACCCCATATTTTTGCACCTATCTAATTCTTTTTTGAATCGCTCAAATCCCGTAGACATGGTTGATTTAAAATCTTGCTCTCCTTTTCTATCGACATATGTATATGAATAATAATCGCCAGATGAAGTATAATCTCCAAAATCTAATTTCATTGTTTTAGAATTTGGAAATACTAATGGTTGTTGCTCTCTGGTGTCTATAAAGATTGGAGTATCTCTATATTTATCTGAGTAAAACTCTTTACATATTCTTTTAGAGAATATTGGCTCAACCCCTGCAGGCTTACAAGCCTCTGTATATGACCCAAAAAGCATTTTGTAGCTATCGATAGGGGGTAAGTCATATATTTGCAGCTCTATATGATTAGGAGCCTTTAAGAGGCTCTTTTCCTCTACTCTATTCTTGAGCTCGCTAACTGCATAGTGCTTAGCTAGTTTATTGTCCTTATTCTTGATAAGCCATTGTACCATTTGCCATCTGTTTGAAAATCGCTTGCGAAAATAATCTTTTTTGTTTTTAAAAGGTAATGGCTCACCATTATACCAGTTTTTCATTGGGTAATAAGTTGTGTAATATTCGCTTAATAAAATATTGTGAGACTTGATATGTATATGAAGTGCTCGCTCAGACTTAAAGGATTTTTTACAAACCTTGCATATATGTTCTACATCCTGATCCATAATATTAATGCATACTTCGTCCATCCATCCGTGGGTTTAGACTCGTGAAGCATATCATAATTAGGTTGATTATTTTTTAAATTTTTCCACATTAGCATTTTACCTACTTCAGGCTTAAAGGATATCTTGAATTTAGGAAACCTAGTTTCTCCGCCTTCTTTTCCGCTATTTAAGTAAAATAGTATACTGTACCATCTTTGTCTTCCGAACTGGCTCGGCAGTATAGCATTTGGGTTCTCAAAAAAATCATAATGTTCTTGGTAGTACATCGAGGGCTTGTATTTAATGAATTGAGCTTCTTCTTGAAATAAGATATTGGTTTTTGTAATTTGACTACAGTATTTTTTAATTTCTGAAACTACAGGATGCGATGATATTGCGACAGCATTTAGGTTGTTTCTTTGGCCACCGTTAACCCCCGTAATAGTTGCAGGTTTACATTGCTCAGAAAATGAATCAATTAATAAATCACACGCCTCTTTTGTGAGTACTGACTCAGCTGTAAATATCTCATCATAGATACTCAGAAGTCTTTGGGGTTGGATATATTTATACTGCATCGTCTTGAGATAATCCTAAAATTCTTGCCTTCCAAGAATCCATAGATTCCATACGGTCCGCTTCTTCTTTTACTAACTTTTTTTGCATTTCAGCCATTCTTACCATTACAGCTCGCTCTTTTTCGTTCTGAAAAGTTTCAACTAGAGACAATATTGATGCATTTTGAGATTGACGGTTCTCTAACCTTCTGGCTCGGTCACCATTTAGCTTTTTAATTAAAGACTCCATTCTTTTTTCACATTTGTCATATTCTTCACTCTTAGTCTTGAGTAGCTCTGCTAGTCTAACAGTCATCTCTTGCTGTGAGTCAGCTTCATTGAACATTCTATTTAATTTTTCAATATTCCTACTTATGTTTCTAAGGTTAATATAATCAATACAAACATTAATATATAAATTAATTTCATCAGTAGTTAAATCGGGCTTACTCCAAGTAGCTCTTACAAATTCAGCCTCAAACAGATCGCGATCTTCTTTATCTCTATAATTATTTATTGTATTTAAAAATCTTGGCGCAGATAGGAATAGCAACATTTTTTCTGCTGATTTTTTTTCTGCTAAACCTATTTCATCTGGATTTAAATCATCGCCAGTGTACGCTGATATTAAATTAACCACGCTACCAAAGTCATTTGGCGGTTGATACTTCTCGCGCACTCTTGGCTTCTCATCTTTTTGCAGCAGGTCTGGGGCCACGTCTTTAATATAAGCCATAACTGTGCGTTGCTCTGTAGATAGTTTCTTGACTTCTTCTTCGGGGAATACTATTTGTGCGATTTGAAAAGAGTTTAAGCCGTCTTCTGCCAGATCTAAAATTTCATCTTTTTGTTCGTCGGTAAGCTCTACAGGGCCTTTCTTCTCTTTTTTTGTTGTATTATAGTCTAAGTTTTCTTCAACCAGGAAGTCTTTAACCGCTCTTCCCTCTTTTGATCTTCCGTCTAAAGTATCGTCTAAAAAAGTATTTTGAGTGAGTTTGATTAAATCTGGAATTTTTTTATGATTCTCCCTCAGATAGTTTTTTTGAGTTTCTGTTAGTTCTATCTTACTCATAAAATAATATCCTTTCTCTCAATAACTTCTTTCGCTTTTTCGATAAATATTTTCTTTAGATTTTTCAATTGCTTGTATCCAGCCTTCCTGCCTTTTTCATTACTTTTATAACCCATTTTTTTAGCAACTTCTTCTTCTGGCAGATGCTCGATATATATCATTTTGTAAATTGCATAGTGTTTATCAGATAACTTAAATTCCATTAATGTGTGCAATTTTCTTTCTGCTTCAGAAATATCAGTTAATTCCTCTGATATATTATATACTTCCTGAGGATGATGCTCTAAAGCTAATGGCATTTTTATATCATGAGCACTTTTTTTCGTTTTCTCCCATTTAGAATATAATGGGCACTCTGAACATTGAACCCCGCTTGGGGTGAATCCGCATAAGCCAGTGTGGCCCTCTTCATGTTCGCTAGCCGAGGATTGAGCAAACGGGCAGTTTAAACAAGGTCTCGCAAAGTTAGTATAATAATTCCTGAATATATTTTTAATTTGGTTGGATATTATTTTATTTATCCAAGGAGCTAAACTTCTTTTCTGATCCCATTGGTCCCATTTTTTGTAAATGTGAGCACGAATTATTTGCTGGACATCATCGTAATCCATCCACGCAAGAGCATGAAGGCGCCACTTATGTTTTCGTTTACGTAACTCATTATCGATTACATCAACGCAGTCTTCATATCTTAATTTCTTTTTTCTAGTCATCAATATCGGTCTGCTTTTTGCTTTGCCTGCATAACTGCATACCTTCTTTGATAAGATCTTCGTTGTCATTATTAGACTTAGAAACCTTTCTTTTAGGGGATTCGGAGAGATTTTGTAAATCGGCTCCAGTAATAACTCTATTGCCATTACTGGCATCTATTTCATACTCTAATTTAGATATAGATGGAATTCTTTCTTCAGCAATATCATTAATTTGAGGCCTGGCTACAGAAGCCTTTGATCCATCCATGCCACTACCACATGAAGGACAAAATTTAGGGGAAGGAGAGGTGTATTCTATTTTGTGACCACAGCTAGTACAATAAACTATATTCATAGTTAATTATATAATTAATTAAATAAAATTCAACTATTCTCCTAGGTATCCGCTAATAATTCTGGCTTGATTTTTTAATAAATTAAACATTTCTCCATCGCAGTTAACTTTATGCTTAACGTAATCAATTCCTAAAATTCCTATTATTTTGCCATTCAATAGTTTAATTGGAACGCATGATATACTCTGTATCCCTTTGTTATGCATTTTTTCTTTAAATAAAGGGTCGGGTATTTTTTCTGTATTTGCGTAGCAAACTCCACCTTCATTAATTAATTGTTTAATAAAAAAGTTATAACTTGATACTCTTAGGTTTTGCTCTTGAGCTGCTTCGCAACTTATACCTTCTTCAACAATCTCATAAGTGTTGCTGAATTTTTGCTGAGAATTTCCGCTATAATAATAATCCCCATTATGAAATTCATATACATAGCATCTATCAGCTTCGGTTTCTGTAATAAGGTATGAAAGAGCGGCATAGATATTGTCATTGCGGTCTATATCTTTCGGGAGCGGGTCTTTTTGAGCTCTTAATTTATGGGTCAGAAAAACTCCTACAAGAGTTGATATTGCGCCGATTATTGCTGCTATAAGTTCCATATATAAAGATATACACAATTATTTTTTATTTTCAAGTTTTCCAATTATAAATTTAAGCAATTCATCTCGCATGATGTCATCTTTTGTAAATCGAAAGCAGTGAATGCCTTTCAATTTACTGTCTTCGTCATTAAATAAATCGTACATCGGTCCGAATCCGCTTTTTCCATTAATGTCGCTTTGCATAAAATCTCCACATATAAATAATTTACTATTTTTACCGAGTCTAGTTACTAGAGTAGTCAGCTCTTTAAATGTAAAGTTCTGCGCTTCATCAGCCACAACTATTTTGTCTATCCAGTTAGCGCCTCTAAGGAAATTAATGGGCAACGCATCTACCCTTTCATCCATTAGTTCTTTCATCACCGAGGGAGCTGTATTTTTAGCTGGTAACATTTCATCTAATTTGTCTTTTAAGGGAGCTATATATGGATTAAATTTATCTGCAATATCGCCTGGTAAAGCGCCAAGCCCTTTATCAGCACTTTCAATTACAGTTCTAATATACATTAAATCATAATCATTATTATTGCTTAAATGCCTTAATGCGGAATAGACAGCCATATAAGTTTTTGAGCTGCCTGCTGGTCCGCATATAAACATTATGCGCGTATCTTGATCTAAAGAAAGGGATAGAAACTCCTTTTGTCTTTCAGTTAATTTTTTATTTTCAACTTTAAAACCTGGGCTAGCTAATTGAGGGATTTTGAACACCTCTTCTTTTTTCGTAGTTTTTTTACGTGGCATATTATTAAAATAAAATTTACACTAGTGTAATTAATTATAATGAATAAATTTCAAATTTTCCAAAGATTGTGTGACCATCTTGGTCCGCGTGATGCCGCAGTATGGTTAGGTGAACCAAATAAGAAATTAAAAGGAAGCTATCCTGCAGACTATATAAAATCTGGAAACCTTGAGCCATTAATCAAAATAATAGAAAAAGAATTCCCATGTTTGAGCAAGGGGAAATAAGTTTTTCTGGAATTAGTGGTTTTTTAGAAAATAATTCTAAAAAAGTTAGTGCATCCAGTATTGCTGGATGGAGCGCGCCATATAAGATGCCGAACGAACTTAACGATCAAGGTACATCTATTGGGTTACTGGCTCCTGAGGGAAGTACCTTCAAAACCTATCGGTTTTCTGAATTTAGAGGAATAGTTAAAGCAACACCTCCTAACATAACATCTGATTCAATTATTAATATTGAAACTAATAGTAGAGAATTTAATTTTTCTTATCAAATTGTAGCTGATAATATGATTGGTGATATTAATAATCCATTTTTATATATTGCCATTAATCATCCTTCTGGTCTTACATTTAATTCTAATACAGGATTATTGCAAGGTACTATTAATTTAGGTGATTTAGGTTATAGTGCTGGAGATACTATTCAAATAGTGTTTAATGTTTTTGCTGATAATTATGCTGGAAGGGATAGTTTAGAGGTAACTGTTAATGTTGTATGGAACCAGCCGCCGACCATAACAATTCTTGGGGATGTATTTATGAATCATTTTCATGGAGTAGCTTATAATGACTCGGGAGCTACAGCGAGTGACCCCGAAGACGGAGATTTAACTAGCGAAATAATTACAACAAATAATGTAAATACTGGATCTAATGGATTATATACTGTAGATTATGAAGTTACTGATTCGGGCGGATTAACTACATCTGGAAATAGAACTGTAAATATTATTAATAATCCTCCTGTTATTACTTTATTGGGTGATGATGAAGTTAATGTAGATTATGATTCAACTTATGTCGATGCAGGCGCCACAGCATTTGATACAGCGGATGGAGATATCACGAGTAGAATTGTCGCAAATAATCCAGTTGACACTTCTATAACTACGACTTATCAAGTTACATATAACGTTACTGATTTAGAAGGTGCTGCTGCTGATGAAGTTATTCGAACGGTTATAGTGGGCGCGGACTGCGCTATAACAAAAGAAAATGGTGACAGCATTAATACAGAAGATAATGAAACTATAGATGTTGAATCTTGTCTTGCTTTATGTACTATACTAACAGAAGATGGAACTGAAATGCATACAGAAGCTGGTGAAGTTGTAGAAGTTGAAATATGTTAAAAATAGTGTAAAATAATAATATGGGCACTAAAATATCAGAATTTACAGAAACAGGCATCGCCCCCACAGGAGCTTACATTCCTGTCGCACATGAATCAGAAAACTATAAAGTTAGCGTCAAAACCTTGCGCGAAAGTATCGGAGGTCAATTATTAGGGGTCAGACAGGCAATTTTTGATAATGATTCTGTTATAGGTGGCTCTGGAGAAGCAACTACAGGCAATCTTAATACAGTTGATGCTTTAACTTTGTATTCTGGCGATTATATTTTAGATTGGGATATTAACTTAAACCAGTCGGCAACTGGAAGCGGAGTATTCTCTGGAGATGCAAACATAGCATTTACAGGAGAGGGAGTGAGTCCAGCTTGGGAGAAAGTGCAAAATTTTCATATCTACCATAGTGGCGAACCCGAGGAATATTATAAAAATAAATCAATTCACTTAACTCATGCTCTAGATTTGAATACTGGCTCTGGCGATTTTGTATTCCAGGTAAACATTGATCTGCCTGATTCAGGATTAAATGTTCACGACTTTACAGTTAAAGTTACAAGCTGCGGAGATATCGCTGGGGTTTCTTCTGCAGTATTTCCTGCGTAATATTATAATTTATTTTTTTTAATCCAAGTTAATATTTTTAGATAACTTAAATTTTTCTTATTTTCTTCAAATTCACATGAAAATAGATATCTAGGCTCGTTAAAATTAATGACGCAATGCAACGCCTGAGTATTAAATAAGTAAAAAGTATTTGGTTTATATTTTAATTCTTTAATTTCTTGAACTACCTGACCCTCATCTCGCTTAAATAAAGTATGGCTATGATTCGTCTGCAATATCATGTTTATAGCCGCGCCTCGCTTTTCGTCCTTATGCCAATCGTAAATTGTATTTGAATTAATTGAAATAACTCCCGCTTGTTTAATTTTAAATTGTTTATTTATTTCTGATAAAGGTTTTTCAGCTTCCCAAACTTCAGTTGGCATTTGCCACGAATTAAAGTCATGATATTTTTGCCACTTTGCTTTATTTAAATTTTTTGCAAAATATGCCTGAATAAAAGTAGACTGAGTGGCGATTTCGTGAAAATACCTGTCAGTCATTTTTATATCATAAGCTGTCGTAATCTGCTTGGCTGCAAAATTTTGTAAGCTTGGTGCCGTCTTCGTCTACAGCCTTAAAAGCATAGCGAATAGATTTCTTTCCACCCTTAGTGACCATCTCGTATTTTTTCTTCTCTACTAGTTCGGCGGCTATATGCACTCTTAACTTCTTTTTTACATTATAAAACTCAATTTCTTTCATACTTTACTTTACACCAAATAGGGGTCGGTTATTTTTTTATTCAAGCAAATAATTTAAAATATTTTAAACAATGCAAATATTGAAAAATAGTACCCCCCACCACTTTGTCAGAAAGTGACTAGTGGTTTTTTTTGGAAAATGGGGTGGGTTAGTATGCGAGCAAGGCGGGGAGGGGGGAGGGGTGCTATACCACACCCTCCTCCAACAAGAGAACCTTTGCCTTGCCTTCGACTTGTCTCGATATGTTCTTGAGTCTTGTCAAGTTAGCTTGAATGAATGACTCACTAACGAAGTACGAGTTTGGTTTAAGCATCCAATTCTTAGGGTCGATCAAGGCAAACAGGACTTGCCCTGCTTGCCCGAACATAACCCAACGGAATGATGTTTCGGCTTTGTTGCGTTTAGGTAACTGCTTCATTCTCCGAAGATCTCACGCATTGCAGGACTGAGAGAAGCCATGTCAACCTCGTTCTCATCCATGTCATAATCGACATCATCCTTGTCATGCTCGACTGACTCAAGAGAAGCGTGTTCTTCCTTGATGTCATTATCACTTGCTTGAAGCAAACCATGATTGACTACAAGCTCTTCCGCTTGAATATCTTCTTGTAGTTCTTCTTGCAATGATGCAAATCTAGGAGCGAGGCGGTAACCTTGCTTGGCGTTTTCTACTGCTAAACGAATTCTTTCGATGTTATCCATAGTTATATAATCTAGTATAGTTGGGTTGTAATGTCAAGCCTCAATGATTCTTTTTTTGTGATCAACCAAAAACTTGTGGTCATTCTCTTGTGCAAGAGTCTTGGCATAGTTGAATGCTTTGGCTCGCCCTTCGATCTCCTTGACGAACTTGCCGAAGGCGAAGATGTTCCAAAAGCGTGAAATGTTTTCGTTTTTCTCAATCTTAATCATGCTCTAAATATAAGAAAATTTTCTGTAAAAGTCAAGTGTTTTTTAAAAAAAATTAAAGTTTTTTTCGCTTTGTTGTAAGTTGCTTATGGTCATGTAATTGTGCGATTGCCCTATCAAAAGTAGAATTGTGCAATAAAATAGTTTAAAGTTTTTCTTGACTTTTAGTCATTTTGTTGCTATGTTGTATATATGATAAAGATTGATACAACACAACTAACTGAAAGAGAAAAGATTTTGCTAGCATTTGTAATAGCTAAAAAAAAGTAAAATAAAGTTTGACAAAACAAGAAAAGATTGATAGGTTATAGATATGACAGAAGAACAAATACAAAGAGAAATAAGATTAGACAAACTACAAATGCAAATGTGGAAAGGTCAAATGGATCAAGGCGAGATAGATTGGAAGCTCGCCCGCATTGCTGAACTCGAGGCAATGTTGCCACAAGCCCGCCATCAAGACAAAGTAAAAGCTTTCGGATGGAAATCAGTCGAAAGAAACGCTTGACTTTTAACATCAACTAACCTAGTATATACACATATGACAATGACAAACACAACTGAAACCATCGAAGAAATCAAAGACGAGCTTAACAGAAAGCTTGACCTAGGGCTTGCCCTGTCTAAAGCTGAAGGCAACCTCAACTTCCTTGCCGAATCAACCAACACCGAAGGCGACAAAACCTTGACCATCACTCAAGGCATGGCAATACTCGACGCTCTCCATGCAGTGCAAGAAGCTCGCAAGGCATACCAAGCAGTAATCTACAAAGAAAGAAAGGCTAACTAATGAGCTATACAAGATTAGAATCTAAAATGAGAGAATCAAGCAAGATCGCTAAGGATGCGTACTTAGACGATGACCCCGACAAGGCAATTGACTATGCCTGGACACTAGGCTACCATGGTGTACCATTCTACGATAAAGGTGCAATATGCTACCTCAAGAAGCTCGACATACTAGAAGATGCACAATCCGCTTATGATAGTGGCACAAGACAGCGGAGCACACCTTTTTCATATGCAAACTTCGACGATATAGACGATTACCTAAGTCACTGCTAGTCAGATAATTGCGAGACTGGGTGGGGCGCGATAGAATTGTACAATAAAATAGTTGAAAGTTTTTCTTGACTTTTCAAGGTTTACTTGTTAGGTTATAGGTATGACTACAAAAGAAATACAAAGAGAAATACTCACACTGCAAACCGCCCTCGCTGAGTGCATACTTAGCGACTCTCAACGCGTTGCAATACGCAACGAACTTGGGCAACTGCAAGACGAGCTTGCCTTGCGAGAGTTCGACGAGCAGCCCGACATTGACTGGGGCTTTCATTCTGAATGGGAGTAAAATAATTTCACTTTTAGCTTGCAATTAAATAAAAAATTTTATATAGTTATATCATGAACATAAAAAAAGAAATCAGTAAATTAGAGCAATTCATAAAAGATCATGCGTTTGATGCAGACGCTGGGCATATTCAATCTCAAATAGCAGTGCTTCAGGCAGAACTAGAGATTGAAGAACTAGAGCAACAAGAAAAAGAAGCTGAAGAGCGGGCACAAAATCTACTTGCACAAAAACTCTTTTTTTCCTTTTTTCCGCTTGCATAATCACACAAAATCCTTAATAATAAAGATATGAGAAAAGTTACAGAACAAATCAGAAACGCCTTCAATGCTGGCACATCCTTAAAAGTCGGAAACACCGAGACAGACGGGCAAACCGTTTGGTTGCATGGTAACGCAATTGTAAAGCGTGACGCCGACGGGCTTGTGCGTTGGTCACTTGCGGGCTGGAATACTCCGACCACACGCGAACGCGTCAACGGGATAGCAAATGCCAATGTTTTCCAATTCAAATTCGAGCCTGTACTAAACGGCGAAGTAATTGACGCAAACGATTGGTTCGCAACTCCTAATTCATTGCCCGATCCTCTTGTGTTCTAAGTCGTTGAAAGTCAGATAATTGCAAATCTGGCTAGGCAAAAGTAGAATTGTATAATAAAATAATTGAATCTTTTTTCACTTTTTGCTTGCGTTTTCGGCTTAATGTGTTAGATTATATATATGATAAAGAATAAAACATTCGTAGCAAGTGTTCATGTCTCTTCCCTTGATGGTGAAGCAATTTCCTTATGGAATAGTAATACTAAGTCATATATCGACATTGACAAAACACATCATACAATCACTATAAAAGCTGAAGACAAGCACGAAGTAAGACGCAAAGTTGCTCGCATGATTCGCACACTTCAGCCTAAGTTGCAATTTCAAACAAGCATTCAACGCAAAGATGGAGATAATGCTCAATACTACATTCAACAAATTTGGGAAAAATAATTCACTTTTTTCTTGCAATTTCAACTCAAATGTGCGATAGTAATAATATGTTAAACGATAAAATACAAGTTAGAATTAAAAAATGGTCAACGCATTGGTCTGTTAAGATCTTCGACACAGGAACCGATTACCCACGGGTTCGGACTGCCTCAAGTCTTTCGCATCTTGCAACAATCGAAAGAGAAGAGAATCTCAACTCTCCTCGTTTCAATGTAGTAACTCAACACTAAAATAATATGTCAAATAAAAACAAATTCAAAAAAGGCGATGTGCTCATCTCTCGAGATAACAAAGTCTTTCAATTCATCCAAGCCACCGAGCATGAAGAGCTTGGAACTATCGCCATGGTTCGTCCATACCGCACCGACCGCAAGGTTGGCATCCGTTTTGAGGATGTGAAGCTTCACCCTTTCTTTGCATAATACTATGATAAATGTAGACAAAAACCCAAACTTTACTAATTGGTTTGACATCAGACTTTTTGGCAAGCTAGTAGACAACGCCACAAGCCACGCTAACGCCATGCGTATAGCCCGCAAGCTCAGCGAGCAAACTAAATCTCCGATTATCGCGACTAAAACCAAGTCGTAAATCATTGATTATCATATAATTGCGAAACTGGATAGGTAAAAAAGAATTTTATAACTTTTTAGCTAAATTGGTTAATTTCAAAACCGCTCGAAATTCTCCTCTATTTACCTGTATTTGACCTATTTACCTATTTACAAAAAAACCCGCTAGTTTTTAGGCTAGCGGGCTTGTAGTTGACCTAAGATATAAACGACTATGAATCCTCACTTAACAAATCCGAGAACATTATATAAAATACGAATATCCACGGAGTGAAAAATAGTAGTTCCATTACCCAAGAATCTTTGAGATTACTCTCTTGGCGACGCCTTTACGGAATGCGACACCATTATACTGAGAACCCTGAACAACTGACACGAATGATCCATTAGCTGTATCATAGTAAGCAGAGACGGGCACTCTGTTCTTGTTAACATATGTGAACCAAATCTTTTCATCACGATTGTTGACATTATGAGGAGTATAGGTTTTAACCTTACTTAGTGCTTGTTTTTGTTTTTTTGTCATAGTTTAGTTTATCTGATTGTTATGATATAAGTATAGTATAAGATTGATTAAAAGTCAAGCGTTAAATCTTGCTTCCTGCTCCGCTAGTACTTTTTCATTAAATTCTGATCGAAGATCAACAAGTAATTTTTCGTGAAGAAATCCGTCAATCTCAAATTGATGCATTAATGAAGTGATTTGATGTGGAGGTTGCCAACCAATTACATCGTCCGAAACAGAGATAGGAACGAATTGACCTGCTGGATTAAATACTGCAACCTCATAGTTATCGGGATGATTGCCGTAAAACAGATTACCGCCCTCAGCATTGGCGACAACGCTAAAAGCGTAGCCATTGTCAAGAGTCAGGCTTGCTACAACTCCCAAGTCTTTTGCGTGAGGATGAGGACCGAATTTTAGGTCATCGAATGTTTTTAGTGTTTTAGTCATAATATAAATTCTATAAAATTAAAGTAGTTATGTCAAGGGTTTTTTACCACCAAGAGTCGAAGAATACTTTCCAACCTTTATCGAGTAGGTCGCGAGCCTTTCTGATAAAATAAAGATCATTATCTTTGTAGTAGTAATGATTGTCGGGATAAGGATTCCCCTCTTCATCTGTCCAAAAATAAGAATCATTCCCAAAAAAGAATCCGCCTGTTTCAGGTAGCTCAAAGTTGTTGATTGCATACTCTAGTGAATCAATGTCTTCTAGCGTTAGCTCTAAAGGTATGCAGTTAAAGTCGCCCATAGGGTTAGCTTCTGATGAATCAAAGTTTGGTCTACCTTTATCCTCCCATAAATCTTCCATCCAACCTTGAAGTCTGTTATGCTTTCTCCATGTAGCTATATCTTCGTGTTGCTCGCCTTTAGTTGCATATGCTGATTGATCTAATCCCATAATAATATTCCTTTGTTAAGTTAATCTATACCTATAAGTATGACATTTTTTTAAGTAAAGTCAACCTTTTTTTTTAGTAAATTCGATTTTAATTTTTGTCTGTATAGTTTCGATTGCATAAATGCCCCTGGGTCAATGACTTACATTAATGGATAGGGTTTTGTTGTAATTAATTAATACACAAGTCTTTATGAAAGAATCCTTGGTCCGCTAAAACTCTACATGTGTCTGGAAAGGCCAAGTCGATAACGTCGAAAGCTTCCAGGAACTCGTCCAGGTCCTGCGCGCATTCATTAAAAAGGTAAAGGCAAAAAATATATTCTTCGTAGTCCACATATGATTGTATAAAATTTTTAATTGTTTTAAAGTGTTTAATATCCTAACCATTCAAGCACTGCCTGAGCCGAGTATTCTTCGGCGTCGCCCATGTCTACCAGGAACTCTTCGAATTCTTGGCAACCGTGGTTTGTAAGCTCCTGAAATGCCCGCTCTTGTGATATCATGACGGATTCGGCTGAGTCGTAATAAGTATCGCTCATGAGTTTACTCCTTCCTGTACGAAGCCCGTCTCATCTTTCTTTGCCATACCTTTTTCGATAAGCCCAACGACTACCCCTTTCTTGTCTAAGAAACGCAAGTCGGTATCATCACCATTGACAACTTCGTAACCCTTCCAAGTCTTAGGAAGTTGGTTGCGAAACACAACGGCAACATTCCCACCCATAGCAAGAACCATTTCGCACTTCTTGTCATTATGCTCTGACCGAGAAAAAGTCAAGTGATAATTAGATGGAAATTTTTGTTCATCTTTAGTAAATGGCTTGTTAAGAAAAGCACACATCCTGTTGAATGACTTTGTATAGTCGTAGAATTGAGTTTCAGGAAACTTTTCAAAGATCGTCTTTGGCTCTGATTCGCTGAAGAAAACAGATTCCCATGAAATGTCGCTTGTAAGGTTTAAGCGAAACACCGCTTGCATTTCTTTCTTGAGTGAACTTTTGATAGTTGAAGCAACCTCTTTAGAAAGCTTTGCAAGGAAGTCAAATTGTTGCTCAAAGAATAACTTTGTCTTGGCAATGCGTGAAGCTTGAACGGAATTCATTTGACCACGACCTGCTGTGTTTAAGCAAGCCATTGTGCAACCTTTTGAACGCCATTGGCAAACTTCGTAACCCGCAAGATTGGCTGGAGCTAAGTGAATTCCTTTTGTGATGTAACCAAGTTTTTCGCCTTTAACGATTTTTTGGTTACCTGAAGTGAGTAGTGTCGTTTTAATCATGTATACAATACTAGAGAAGCTGGGGGCATCTGTCAACCCCTTTTTTCACTTTTTTTTCATTTTGTTGCAAGTCGTTGAATATCATATAATTAAAATTTTTCTTAGGCGATTTTTGCAATTACTTAATGTTCAGTAACTTACAAAACAAAAACCCCCTTCCGATTGGAAGGGGGCTGAACGACACGATATGACCAGCAACCTTAGAAGGGGTCACCTGCACCGACTACCTCGGCTTCGATTATCTCATCCTGCTTAAAGCTTGATGAATCAAAGCCCACTTCGGAGTCAAGCACGGAATGCAATGCTTCGGAGCGTTGAGGTAATGCGGTAAGGTTACCCTTGTAAACCTCTGTGAAAGCGTTGTACAATGAGTTGACATTCCTGTCCCAAAATTCGGGGTGATCGGACTTTTCCCATTGGTCAACAACATCAATGATCTTTGACTTAGGCAAAGCACCTGCCTTGCAAGCACGGATCACAAGATCGTTGACTTGAGCGTTTTTAAGATCATGCTCTTTGTAGGCATCAATCCTACTATCTTGAGCAACCCAAAAGTTGAAAAGCTTGCCAAGAGTGCGAGCAATGACATGGTCAAGCTCATTGAGGATATTCTTAGTATGCCTACGAGCTAGTTTGACCTCGTTAGTAAAAATAAGATTGTCGCAGACAAAAGGAGCGTCACCTGCACAAAGTCCTGCGGGGAAGCACTTGTCGTGGGCATTACGAAGTCCTACGATAGTGCCTCGCTCTGAAGCCTCTCTTTTGGGATGAGAAACTTGAAACAAGCCAAAGTATCTTTGGTTATTCCTAGCGAGGTTATGACACTCTGCCTCGATAGTAAAGCCCGCTTGATCAAGATGGTTGCGAGTTTTATCAATAAGGAGAGAATGAGAGATCGGTTGGTACGAGACAGAACGCTCGCCATTTTTGTTGAGTTCCTTGCGAAACTCGATGGGCGGAGTTTGAACTGCCTTGACTTGGTCGATTTCTACTACTTTGTGCTCACCGCCACAGATGCGGAGATTGTTGGTTTTTTGTTCGTTATTCATAAGTATAATAATAGTTGATTGTTAGTGTTTTGTCAAGAATTAATTTTAGTAAATTAAAGTTTTTTTATGCTTCAGCTTTCTATGTATGATTTTGTTTTTAAGTTTGTGAGGGCGAGCTTTGGTGAAAAGGATTGGTTTTCTTATCTTTATATCTCTCGCTTTCATATATATAATTATGACAGATCACGATTTAATTGCAAGCAAAAAATAATTTTTTTTTGCAGTTATCTTAAGTTGTTGAATACCATATAATTGCGGAATCAGCTAGGGAAATTTCATAAAACGTTGATTATCAACAAAAAACCCCTCTCCGATTGGAGAGGGGCTTGAATTAACCGATGACCATGAAAGGTCAGAACACACGCTTCTCTAGATGATAGAGCTCCTCGAGTAATGCATTATGCTGAGACCGACGCTCATTGTGCTCTGATAAATAAATACCTTCTGATTCTTCGCAGGCTAACATATAGGCTAGCTCGCGAACTTGTGCTCGTAAATGTTCAATGCGTTTCTTCATATTCTACCCCCTTACTAAAGAGATGATGCGATCATAACGGAAAGAACGAATTCCGTTGCGGTTAAAGCAATGAGCACGAAAGCCTACGACTCTCTTGCCCTCGCGAGCGTTACCAAACTCACGCTTATGCGTAGGTTTAGAGATTGTATACATTTGTGTTCTACCATCTTCGGTAGTATACACGACATTATAGGTTGAGCTGAACAAAGCAGCTAACTTGTTTTTGAGTTTCCTTAACATTAGGATTGTTCTCCTTCTACTTCTTGTAAACCCATCGCAGGGTTTTGGTTGTAATAATTGTAAGCGTCAGTGACTTCTTCAGCTGACTCAAAACTTACAAATAAGATGTCTTTTGCACTGTCGTATGGGTGCCATGGCGTCTCTGATTCCTCAAAGGCTAGCTCCCACTGCTCAGTGTCTTCATTAAAATTAGGAAGGTCAAGAGGTTTGCCTTCGCATACTGCATCGATGTAGGTGTTCATAGTTGTGTTTGTCATGGTTTAATTATCGTACATTTCTTTGATCATGTCAACATCAAAATCAATTTCTCCGTCTTTTTCTTTAAGTTCAAAAGAATTTTTATCAATTAAGATTTCTTCGTCGGCATCCAAAAGGTCTTGGATTTTTTTAATATAGGTAATGGCTAAGTCGTTCATTAGGCAATGTCGATTCCGAAGTGAGATGCAAGCTCTTTCATCGCTTTATCTTTACCGAAAAAGTCATAAGCAAATGCGAGTAATTGCTTTTTGTCTCGTTCGGCATAATCTCTAATCTCATCATAAATTTCAAATATGTTGAGGTTCCAATTCCAGGATTCTACTTGCGCTTCTACTTGTGATGGTGTCATTATACTGCTCTTTCATTTACTTGTTCTAACATTAATTTAAATTGATCAAAAACTTTTTGCTTGCTACCTTTAAGACCAAACTCTTGCTTGATGATAGAATAGCAAGACCTGCCCCTACTCATTTGCATTCCTAGCGTCTCAAGCCTTAATCCTTTAAGGAGTGTTTTGTAGCGAAACATTTCGATTTGTTCGGGTTTGTCTAATACTGCTGTCATAATTTTTCCTTGTGTTATAGTTCTGCTGATTGAAAAGATGATTCTATTCTACGCTCATCTCGTAATAATGTCAAGTCCCGAATGATGTCGTCTAAAGTTTCATCTTCACTTTGAAACGCACTCCCCTTTGGAAACTTTTCGGGGTGACGCTCATGTTGGTCAAGACAAACTGTTGACATGGGATCTGACCATGCAAGGTTGCCTCTTACTATATCCATAATTGATTCTGATAATGTCATTGTTTTGCCCTTTCATTTTGGTCGTCTGCAATCTTTGCGAGGCGAAGTAATTCTTGGGTTACTTCTGCTTTTGCTGTGTTGTTTGCTTTTGGGTTTTTCAACACCTCGATCATAATAGGAACGAGTGCTGACCATGTTGGTGTGATGTCTATTGTTTCTTGCATGATATAATACTATGAAATTTTTTGTTCAATGTCAAGGTTTTTTTTCTGATTAACTAATTCTTTGAGCTCATAGCTGATGGTGCATAGATTTTCATTAATGTCACGCATAACTCTGAGTAGATCCGCCATGTTTCCATGACGACGATGCTCTAACATTTCATCTGACAATCCGTCAATGGCATGTTTAATTCCTTTTAATTCTTCTTTCATGCTGCTAATACTCTGTTATGGGTTAACGATGCAAATCCTGAATAATATACAGGATTTTCTGTGTCTTTTTCTACAAAAGAGCTATACTTGTACGGGTTGTATGTAATTTCTGTACCAATTGCAACTGTCCCGCCAAGGTCGTCTATCCTGCCTAAAATGCCCGCATGAACATTCTTACGCTTTTCTTGGATAACTTTCGCCCGCCCCTTTTGGTTTACTTGGAAACTGCAATCCCACATCTCTAAGCTATCTGCGTGTGCTTTAACAAGCCCGCCCTGCTTGACTGACCAACAGTCCTTGTGAAGATTCTTATATACGAACACCTTCTTGCTGAAGTCGATGTCGTATCTTTTGTCGCTTTTTGTTCTGATCATGTATACAATTATGACAGAAAACTACCGCAAGTCAAGCTTTTTTTTGAAATAGTTGTAACTCGTTGGTTATCATATAATTGCGAAAATCGCCAAAAACTCTTTTCTTGCTGTAAGTTGTTGAATATCATATAATTGCAAAAGTTGGCAGGGCGATCCCGCAAAATACTGATGCTCAACCTTTTACGAATTGAATTTTAATTTTATAAATTTTTGTTTAAATTATAGCTTTATATATTTGTTATATATTTGCTACTTATATATTTGTTGTATGTATATTTGCTATGTCATTATATGATATGATTGAATTGAATAAAGAATTTAATCTTGTTTAAAAACGAGACAAATTGTGATGACTATTGCTCCTAGAATAATTTCCACTTAATTTGCTATATGTAGTGCTACTCTAAGATTCTCGCAATCTTTACCACAGAGAAAAACTTCTCGGCAGTAGTCAATATCTTCGCTCTCTACTTTATCGATGCGTTGGATTGCCTCCCAGGCATGAACCCGTTCACGGGGCAGTCCGCCCCATTTAATGACGACCTTCATGTGCGGGAAATAATCTACGATCTCGGCAAGCTGAGGTTTCGTGATGTATCCGTAGTTTGATAATATGTCTTTTAATGTTTTCATAATAATAAGTATGGCAGGTTTGCTGGAAATGTCAAAACAAAAAACCCCTCCCAAGAGGATTCTTGAGAGGGGCGGTGGGGTTATACGGGGATGGGGAAATATGTGTGGGGGAGGGTTCTGAGATACCTCCATCGTTTCGGCGTAAACTTTCAGTTTCGAGTTTCCTACTTTGAACTACAGACTAGGCGTGGTATTTGCCATTTGACTCATCCGATTGGACTCTGTCATCCCCACCACAGGGATCTGCATACTTTAGCTCGCTCACGACAAGCTTGTTCAGTCACCCACAGGAAGGATTATAAGCCCTTCCAAAGTGAATTGAGACTGACAAGAATTGGCTTTTAGCAACTTAATGCTTGCGAGATCTATGCTCAAAATTTAAAATGTTAAAGATCGATTTATTTTATTTACTTGAGTTTGGTTCTCAATTTATGTATATAATTATAGTATATTTAGTCTTATTTGTCAAGTATTAATTTTATTTTTATTGATTTTTCTGCACTCTCTTAATAAGTCTTTTATTTTAAACCAACTCTTCTCAGGCGGAAATAATTTTTTATTTGTATCAGAATCATGTGCTCTATATAGATCATCTACATATTCTTCTACCTTAACTAATTTAATTAACATTAATTCTTTTGCAGTTAATTGTTCATATAATTCTTCATCAGTTGCGAACATACTAACTTTATCACTAAGAGGTTTGATTGTTGCATCCATTATGCTACCCCCTTTGCTTGCTTGAGACGCTTGGCTTGAATCTCTTTGAGTCGCCTGTCTGCCTCTCTTTGTTGGGCGAAGATGCTATCCTCGACAATAGAACCATAGTTGGCAAATTTACTCATGCCCACATATGCCCCTCTTTTTACATTATTCATAATTGAAGTTGCTCTTGCACATTTAGCTATATTACCCATAATTTTTTCCTCCTTGTTTGATTGTTATGCTATAAGTCTAGTCGATTGTCTTCGTTTTGTCAAGAAAAAAGATTAAGGAGTGTTCAATGCAGGTGATGACTTACCTCGTCCCGCCTCATCGACGGACTCTATGCCTCCAAATAAATTAATAAAATTTTTTATTTAATCTTATCCTCACTTTCTTGTATAAATGCTTTTATATTTGATAAATTTTCGTTTGCAATTTGTTTATCTTGTAGCATATCATTTATATAGTATTGATTATTAAAAATATTTCGTACATTCTGCCCATTATTTGTTATTTGATTTATATCATTTTGTACTTTATTTATTACTTCCTCGGCTATATTTATCGCGTCATCCCGAAGCATCTTGTCGCCCGTATTCGGGTTGACTAACTCGGAGTCGGCACTCAGTTCCGCCCGCATCTTTTTTATTTCTGATCTAATATTTAATATTGTATCAAGTTTATTATTTATCTCTTTTGCTATTGTCATGATGTATATAAGTATAGTATAGAATATAAAACAAGTCAAGTATTAATTATATTTTTCTTTATTTTATAAAATTTTTTATTCAATCTTCCTGCACAGGGTAATTCCCTGTTGGATTAAAGAAGGGAAATAGGGTAATCAGATTCGACCCCTCAAAGCTCGCAAACGCTCTTATTTGCGGCTCGCCTGTTATTTGGGGCTGATCTATCCATCCGACATCATTTATTTGTTCCTGCATCATTATTTCGGGGAATGTGAAGTCTATATGGTGCTGAAGGTAACTAACACTATTATCTTTCTCGCTCATCAATACCATAATTATAATTTAAAGTCTTATTTGTGTCAAGTGCATTTTTATTTCGCCCGAATTCAACAAAAAATTTAGTATAATTAATTATTATATTTTATTCTATTTTTTTTCATTTTATTTCGCTTTATTTCATTCAAACTTTTATTTAACTAAAACGCAAAAATGTATAAAAAAATTTATTAAATTAAGTCGGCTATCTTTCATATTGTTATTTGCAATTATTTGATTAAAATTTATTTGTAGTTTGTTCATTATACTTTATTATTTTTCTTATTAAGTTATTTGGCTATATCAAAAAAAATTTAGTTTATTTGTTTCTATTATTTTTGACGCAATTTACAATATTTTAATTTAACTTATATTTTTATATATTTAAGTCGCGTACCACGCTTACCCACTTTCCCCCACTTCAACCCACTTGCTCTTTATTTTAATCTAAACCTTTATTAATCAATTATTTAAGTAAAATTCGTTTATCTTTTTATTGTATATATTTGCTATTATGATCTAGTATATAAGTATATAGTTTATTAATGTGGATGGGTAAAGGGATTATATTGTTAATTGTATTTGAAATTATTTGGAATTATCAGAAGTATCTTGCTTTATGATATTTAAGAACTCTTCCATTGTGATCTCTTCAGCTTCCTTGCTTGCTTCACCTATTGATTGGAGAATGCAACCCTCAATAATAGAATAACCTTCAGTATGCCCCGAAACTTCAATCTCGTTTTCACTATTATTTACTTCCGACATATACATTTTCCTTATCTATTTGTTTTAGTAATTTTATAATAAAATTTTTATCTCTTTCACTAAACATATTATACTCAACCCAAAACTCTGCTCCATCACCTTTTCTACGCAATAAAAAATCTTGTCTATCAGATGAGATGTCTATGATAAATGCTTGCTTAAAAGCAAAGACTCCTGTTGGGTAAGATGTGGAAACTTGACTAACAGGATTTGCAGTAACTTCTGATATATGAGAATAAAGTATATCATCCCCATCGAAGACTCCCCCTACGGAAACCATAGAGGGAGTCAAGCAACCCGATAGCATTAACAATAACGATAGGAAAAAAACTATCTTAAATTTTTTGTTCAATTAAGAATTCCTCACGACCCTTTTGAGACTAACAGGAACATTTTGCCCGACATCTGACTCATGGATTGCATAATCATCCATTACATCAATAATGTCTGCAATATCTGCACAAGTCAATCTTTGGTCTTTGCAGAATCTTAAATCAGCAATATTTTTAATTAAAACTTTTTCTCCATTCAATAATTTATTACTAACATAAGAATTAACTTTAAATACAAGATCATCTTCATTATCCATTTCATCGTCTTCCCATACACCTTGATCGACAAAATCAGATTCATCATCGCAATCATAGTCACAATTTTCATCATCACAACAATCATCATTTGACCCATAAATAGGCTTATTAGCCTCGTAGATAGGTTTATTTAACTCTTTACGAGTGTCGGTAATATCAGATATAACCTTGTACTTAGAAACACGCAATTTCTGAAAATCGCAATCAGTTGGCACTGAAACTGCATCAGCAGGATCAAATTCAACAACGAGCAACCTACCATCTGCTCCTGCCCAACCATCAGCATAATCATATGAGCCGACATGAAGACCGAAAGAACAATGGTTGTCCTTATTATCATCTACACATCTGCGAGCGACCTCGATAGTTGCACCAACCTCATTGAGAATTTGGTGACGATCATTGGTTTTGCCTTGCAATACGATTGTATCGGCATTGCCTGTTGAACTCCAAAAGTCTTTCTGAACACCTTTGTAGCCCAAGACCTTACCTTCGGGAGTGTTTGGCAATGACTTGTAGCTCATAAAAGAATACAACTCATTAACTGAATTTGCACTTGGATTTGACTGCAAGCGAGTAATAAAGTTTGTAAGAGGAGCAGAATCCCTCATTCCTGCACGAAGCATTTCGAGTAGTTTTTCAACAACAACACCATGCAAGCGATGTCCTTTGTAGAAAACAACTTCATCTCTGACTTCAATATCACCCTCGACAAAATTCTCAACTGCCTTGGTAATATCAA